CGATCTTGTATTTTTTTTGCTACCGCATCTTCTATCTTACTCATCTAATATACCTCTGTTAACTCTTATTGATTCAAATAGCGCATTCTCTTTAGCTTTTGCTTCTAATACAATATCGATATCTAGCCCATATGTATTTATAGGCTGCTTACAGTAATCTGCGTGCGCCTGTACCCTGATCTTACTCCAGTCATGTTTTAGCTTAGCAAATGTTGGCCAGTCATCGAGTGCATCGAATTCAATATTATTCTTATCACATAACTCTAGTAACTTACGCTTCTTCTCATCGCGCCTTGATTCTGAGTAATGAGTGCATTGAGTAACTCCTTCTGGCCAAGTTGTAGCAGCTAATTTTAATGCTTGCTCTTCAGTTAAATCACTAGTATGGAATGAGTGATGGAAGTAGTCAAATGTAATAGGTATACCTATTTCTCTATGAAAATAGTCGTATAGCATTTGTACAGACCACATTCCAGGCTTATCATCATTCTCTAACACTAATCGCTTCTTCAAGTTATCAGATAACCTATGCCATGATGCAATCCATCTATCAGCAGTTCCCTGTGCATCGTTATACATACCACCTACATGTATGTTAATCTTATTCTCAAATGATGGCTCATATCCCATCATATCGAACATTTCACTATGTCGCTCGAGACCAATAATAGAGCGCTCAGCAACTTCTAGATTAGGTGAACCTAGTACGTGGAATGGTCCAGGGTGAGTAGTTAGTCGATGGCCATGTGCTCTAGCATACTCACCGGCTTCAAACAGCCTATCTTTAATCTCTTGCAATTGAGGTAACTTAGATAACTCGAATTGATCGTGCCATGGAATTAACTCGGATCCTATACGGAATAAACGTATATTATGCTCCTCGTTCCACTGTAAGTAATGTAGCAGGTCGGTAGCGTTTAGTAAAGCTCGTTCACCTAAGAGTTGATAATTATCTGGATACCAGGTTGCTTTTCGAGCAGTCCTCGAAGTAGTAATTGGACCACCTAGCTTTTTTGATCTACTAGTTAACCCAGCGTTGACACATGCATAACCTATTCTCATACCTTAGTTAGTTTTTTTATTTGCTTATCATCGTACCCATACTTCTTTAGTATCGATATTAAGCTTAATATATGAACTTTATCTCGAAGAAACAACTGTAAGTACGTTTTTATTTCTGATTTAGACACTTCATAGTATTTACATAGTATATTAATGAGCTCTGGATTATATTTGATACCCTTCTTGCTTTTAATATACTTTGTAAATGACTTCCTCTTAGGTAACAAGCTTGATAGCATTTTATAATGCACCTGCTTATCTAAGCCATAATATGGTTGAATTAAATCTATAACATCTACGTAATTCCTATTCATAGATAACCACTTATTCATCATATAAGGTGAGTAGGACTTCCAGTCCGATTCCGTATATGTATCAGCGCTAACCTTTTTATGAGTTACGTTTGCAATATGCTCAAAAATAGGTTTAGACATTTTGTGGTAAGAATTCTTCGTTAATATGACCACATGCATCGCATTTATATACTTCAAGTGGAAATAGAGCTTTCTTACCGTTAGGTGATAGAACGGCTGATATCTTTTTAAAGAGCATGACAGGTGTAAACATTTGGCCACCGCATTCATCACAGCATACATCTTCTAAATCTTGAGGATTTATCTGTACCTGTGGAGTCTGATTCATATTTATTTCTTTACCCATTATATAACTCCTAATATTTGGTTAAACATTGACATTACATTTATCTCTTTATCAACAGCAAAAGACGATTGATATTGTGTTTGAGCTATAATAGTGATAACTGCTGCTATATCAGTACTATAAGTATCCACGTTATCAAATAAAAACCTAAATAAATCTTCAAATGTTTTTACTTTACTGTCTGCTACTATTTGGCGTATCTTAGTAAATGATTTACCAGTCTGTAGCTCATCTAATATTTTAGTCATATAATTAGATTCTACTAACGTTTGCTGGTCAATTACCAATGTATTATCAATTACACTACTCTGCAATGCATTTATACTTCTACGTATGTCTGGGTATGTAGCATTTACTATATGTACAATATCATCTAATTCAGATACTACTCCCTCATCTTCACATATATTCCATAATCGCTTAGCTACATCTTTATACGTAGGTGGCGTTATTCCAAATACTTGACACCTAGACTGTATAGGATCAATAATTTTCTCAACATAATTACATGTTAGAATAAAACGCGTGTGCTTGGAAAACGTCTCCATTAGATTACGTAGCGCTGCCTGTGCATTCGGTGTCATGTAATCTGCTTCATCGAGTATAATAACCTTTAGAGGCTCGAACCCGACACTACTAGCAAAATTACGTATTTTATTACGCACAGTATCAACATTGTTCTCATCAGACGCGTTTATGTAGATATAATCACAATCTATATTATTTATAATAATTTTTGCTAGAGTTGTTTTACCTGTACCTGCTTTACCGTATAAGAGGAGATGCGGCACATCGCCGCTCTCCAAATATACTTTAACTTTACTAATAATATTCGTATTACCTATGTATCCATCTAATGAATCCGGTCTATACTTCTCTGTCCAAATTGAATGTTGTTCTTTCATACTTTAATATAAGAAAATTATTGCATCATTCCAAATCCATTACCCATTGATGGTAAATTATTTTGCTCTTCATCTATGGTCGTTACAACGCATTCAGTTATAAGCATAGTACCAGCAACTGATGCAGCTTTTTGTAAAGCTGTTCGAGTAACACGTGTTGGGTCTATAATACCTGCCTCTATCATATCTACAACCTCTTCAGAAGATACATCATATCCAGCATTACTAGTGACCGCTGATTGCTCAATCTTCTTCCAGATGTGTGTTGCATCCTCACCTGCATTTTCTATAATTGTAGTGAACGGTGCTTTAATAGCTTCAAGTACTATATCTCTACCTATCTCCTGCTCATCGTTATCCATCTTAAGGCAGCAACTATCAAGTAAGCGCATGAGTGCTATACCTCCACCTGGTACAATACCTTCATCTACTGCCGCTCTTGTAGCAGCTAATGCATCCTCTACTCTATCTTTCTTTTCTTTTAACTCTAACTCTGAGTTAGCTCCTATCCGTACGATAGCTACTCCACCTGCTAATTTACCAACTCGTTCTTGTAGATATTCAACTTCATACGCTGAATCAGATGTATCAATAGCAGCTTTGATATCACTTACTCGGTTAGATATAGCTTGCTCATCTCCACCACCGTCGATAATTGTAGTTGATTTTGATGTAGATGTTAGCAACCTAGCTTTACCAAACTCAGCGCCTGTTACATTCTCTAACTTCATACCTTTCTTTGGTGATACTACAGTTGCACCTGTAACGATAGCTATATCCTCTAGCATTTCTGTACGTTTATCACCGAAGCCTGGGGCCTTAGCAGCTGCTACATTTAATGTACCACGTGCACTATTAACTACTAACCCAGCTAATGCTTCACCATCTATATCTTCTGCAATTATAAATAGCGGCTTACCTTCTGCGATGCAGTATTCTAGTATCTTTACAAGTGGCTTAAGATTGGTGATCTTACCATCATATAAAAGCACATGTGGATCCTCTAGCTGTACCATAAGCTCCTTCTGATTATTTATGAAGTACGGTGACAGATAGCCATTGCTAAATTGTACACCCTCTACTACCTCTAATGAATCATCCGCTGTCTGTGAATCCTCTACAGTAATCACACCTTCAATTCCAACTGCATCCATAGCTTCAGATATTAGATTACCTACTAGGCTGTCATTATTAGCGGATATTGTACCTACTTGTCGAATCTCATCGGTACTCGATACATCTTTAGACATACCTTGCAACTGCGCTACAATTGTACGTACAGTACTATCAATACCTTTCTTAAGCTCAACAGGGTTAACCCCTTTAGTGATTTTACTATACCCTTCTTGCAAAATAGCTTGTGCTAAAACTGTCGCAGTTGTAGTACCATCACCAGCATTGTCATTTACTTGACTTGCAACCTCTTTCACCATCTGCGCTCCAGCATTTTCAAGCTTATCCTCTAAGTTAATTTCCTTAGCTACAGATACACCATCTTTAGTAGATGTATATACACCGTGTGCTCGCTCAATAACAACATTTCGACCCTTAGGTCCTAATGTTACCTTCACTGCATCAGCTAGCTTGTTAACACCCGTTAATAATTGCGCGCGAGCGTCTTTACCAAAATCTAAATTTTTAGCCATTTCTTATCCTTCTATAATTGTTAATAAATCTGCTTCTTTACAGATCAAATACTCTTCACCTTCGTGCTCTAACTTCTTTGCCCCAAACTTTGCATACACTACTACATCACCTACTTTTACCTGCATCGAGTGGCGCTTACCATCTAATAATACTGCACC